CCGCAGTTCCCTCGCGGCCACCCGCAAATCATCCAGGGCAACGCCAGTTTTCAGGCGGGGCGTTGCGGACTCTCCGTCCTGCTGGATTTTGTCCCCCAGTTCCCGGCAGAGCGCGGCCACCGCCGCCGCATCGGCTGCGGCTGTCGATCCAACAAACTTGCCCCGCAGGTTCAGCGCCCCCGGCGGGGCTGGGGTCGGGATGTCGGTTTCGTCCTGCGGGATTGCGGCCCACATCCACGCAACCAGAACCAGGGCAACGGCAATCAGTTGGCGGTTGTTCATTCGGTTTCACTCCCGGCCACCAGGGCCAACGTTAGCGCATCGATGGCCGCTTTCGTTTCGGGTGTCAGATGCCCCGTTTTGTTGATGCGCCCCCGTACCACAGACAGCGCAGCAACCGCCCCCTGGAATCCAGAACCCCCCGGCGCAGCCACCACAGGAGCGGTTGGGGAAACCGGAGCGGCGCCGGGGAGCGCGAACGATGGCGGGGTGCGCTTCGCAAAAATCCCCCATGGCAGGAACGCGATAGCAGCAGCGGCAATCAACAGGGCAGGGACGATCATTTGGAAATCCTCACCAGCGGCAACAGTGATTCAACAGCGCCAGACGAAAGCGAGAGAACGATGGAGCGGATAGCGGGTTTGCTCACCCACCAGATCGGCAGCAGTGGGAACGGAATAACCCGGTCCGCGAACGTGTCGAAAACGTGTCCGACAACATCCAGAACCAGCGCCTTTTTTGCGGCCCCATCTGCTGGGACAGCGTCCACCGCAGCAATCCCCAACCGGATCGCGGACAACGTCAGTTCGGAGAACTCCGCGAGGGTCAGACCGTCAGCGGATTTCAGTTTTGCGACAGTACAAAACGAGGACACCTGTTGTTCCAGCGTGTCCAGGTTTGCAGCTGCGGCCAGGGGGGCTTCACCGATCATGTCTTCACCCCCACGAAATAGAGTTCCACGGTTGCGGCAACGCTGCCGGTGTTTGTGATCGTCACAAGTTTGTTTGTCCCGTTGATGGTCCACCCCGCAGCGGTGGACGTTGCATACAGGGTGGCCCCTGCGGGGAGCGTGGCAGCGCCGCCGATGAACGTTGCCCAGCGATTTGTTGCGGTGCCGTTGAACGTCACCCCGGCAACGTCCGAACGGTTCACGGCCAGAACCAGTTTGGCCGCAGCCAACGACAGCGTTCCCGTTCCTCCAAACGCTTTCAGCGGCAGAGCGGTCAAGTCAACCGTGGTTGTTGCCCCCGCCGCAATCGTGATGACATCGCGCCAGTATGCGTTGGCCTGGTTCGCCCCGGTCCCGTCTTCAAGCGTCAGCGACAGGGCCGCAGTGGTGGTGTCTGTCACATCGCGGACAGCCAGACTCTCCACCCATTTCGGAATAACGCGGAGCGCAGCGGATAGGGAAAACGTTGCCACTAGCTAGCCGCTGTTGCGGTCCCAATTAGGACGATTGAATAATTGGCGCTGCTGCTGCTGGGGTTGGCAATCCGAAGCGTGTTGTTGCTGCTGGTCACCACCCACGAATCGGTATTGTTTATCGCCAACATCTCCGAACCGGGGCCTACGGCAAATGCGTAGACGCTGGCTGGGGATGTCTCGTCGGCGCCCACCAGGACAACCTTCCCGCTGGTGGTTTCGTTGTTCGCAACCTTGACCACCCGCAGCTGTCGAATAGTGCAGGGGACCGACACCCCGAATTCCGTCTGCGTCAGCGCCAACAGGTCGAGAACATCAACGGAGTTGGCTGGGATCGTCCGCGTGTCCGCCCAGGTGATATCAGCGGCCCCCGCCCCCGAACCGTCCGCGAGGGTGTAGCTAGCCGACAACGTTTTTTTGTCTGTGATGCTGCCCACTTCCTGAGTGTCAACGCGGGACCATGTCAACACCGTTGACAGCCTCCCAGCGAAAACATCGGTCAGCGAATCAGCCATCAAATCAACCCTTCTTCAATTGCCCGTTTCACAGTGTCAACCGAACAGCCGAGTTTCCACGCTAGGAATTCCAGTTCCCGCAAATCGGGGCGGGGCCGCGATGTGATCTTTCCCCAGTGGGGTTTCGTTGGTGTGAAATGTTTGGCGAAACCTGGGGAGCAATCAGAACACGGAACCGCCTCGCGGCCTTTGTCTGGGCCACCGCGCCGCCAGTGGGTCCAACGGGATATCATCGGCGGCGCCTCCGTCGATTCAGCCTATTCGGCGCCGGGGGTTTTTGTGCCATCTGCTGCGGCCTCACATTCAGCCAGACACGCGGCATACCCCGCCAGATCAACCGGGGTGTCCTGGGTTTTGCTGTCCCCCTGGTGGCGCGCCAGTTTGTCCAAAATCATAATTTGCGCCCAATCCGCACAGGTCAGCGGTGTTTTTAGCTTGTGGCTGAAAATGGCATTCACTGCGTTGATGGTCCGCTGGAAATGTTCCTGCGGTGGACCGTAGGTTTTCCGACGTTGCAGGATGGTGGCGGTTGCCGTTTCCAGCAGCGCTTCCGCAACGGACATCCCATCCCCGGCAATCAGCCCTGCCCCTAGGGGGCGCGGTTGTTGTCTCTGGAGTTCGTTGACCCCCTGCAAAATCAAATCGTCCGGGGTCTGCGTGTCGCTTGTAATTTCGTTTGCCCGTTCGTCAAATGCCGCTGTCATTTCGTGTTCCTGCCGTTTGATGATTTCCAGACATCGCATACAGTCCGCTGCCAGTGTCCCGCTGGTTCCCGTCCAGGCTCCCGAAAACCGCCGCGCCCGATACTCCACTTGGGTCAAATATTCCCGCTGGTCAATCGTCAGCATCCCGAAACCCCTCCGCGTGAATAACTCCTGTGAGTTCGTCCGCGAAATCCCGCACAGCCTGTTCGTTCAAGTCCGGCCACCTCGCGTGAATCAGTTCGTGAACCAACGTGTTCAGGAACGCTTCTCCTGTGAGTCTGTCGGAAATCCGAATGGTTTTTGTTTCGTAGCAACAATCCCCCCAGCGGTCAGGGGAAACGCGACAGCGGCGGATCGTCCATCGCTGCCCGTTAATCCAGACCCTGCGGATTTTCGCTGCCACGGCGGGGCCTCCGGGGAGATTGTCGCGGACGCGCCGGGGGCGGGGAAGGGGTCAACCCGTGGCCTGGATGGTGATTCCTGTGGCAATCGTCAGGGCAGAACCAGATAGGAACGCTTTCGCTTCGGAGTCCGTCAGGAATTTGTCCACGCTGATTGTCTGAACCAGCGTGGCCGGGGTTCCGGCCCCGGTCAGATAAAGGGTTGCCAGGACACGATAGACAGCGCCCAACGTGACATCGTTTTGATTTGTGGCGTACTGGTTTCCTACCGTATCGATTCTTCCTAACCCAACAATTGCATTTACTCCCGTTACGCTGAGGCTACCAATCGAAAACGCAGTGAATGCGTTTGCGGTTCCGGTGTATGCGTTATTTGTCCCTGCCAGAGAACAGTGGATTGTCATTTGTGGCGATGCTGGGGTTGTCACAACAGTTCCCGCCGAAACTTGAATAGAGACAGACGCTGTTAAAGAATTGGTTGAAGTGTATTCAGACAGGTTGCTGTTCAGCCCACTGGCGTTTTTCGTGAATGCAGTATCTTCGTCTGGCGAACCGGCAACCGTGGCCGGGAATGCCGACACTCCCCAATCGGTCCATTCGGGATGCCCTCCACAATCGATGTTTGCTATTCCGCCAATCAGTTTGCCATCACGAACCAGCGGGTGGCCGAAATTTAGGGAACGATGTCGGAGGCTTGCAACCATTGTCCCAAATCTGGCGCGGCGCTGGTCCCCAGTTTCCGGCGCGTATGTGTTTGATTGCCCCAGCCACTCCTGGCGAGATGCTGCAATTGAAATGATTGGGCCGGTTCCGGTTGTTGTGATCCGCGACACCCCGCCGATTGCGTCCGCTTCGTTGACAGACATTCGGAAATCGGCAGTCCCAAAACCAAACGCGCAGGGTTCGTAAAGGAGTTGCGTTCCATCGTTGGTTGTCCCTGTCCCAACAACGCCAGTGTGCGCGTACATTGACAGCCCACCGTTTTCATCGCGGAAGTATCCGCAGCAGATAGAACGCATTGGTGAACCGAACTGACCGGACACCAGCGGCGCGTTGAAATGCAAAACCTGGGGTGTTCCGACATAGTAGCCGTTGTAAAGAAACGAAAACTGCCAATAGCCGCTTCTCCCTGGCGCCGCTCCCCACAATGGCGGAAGATGTTCAGCTGTTGGTTTTGTTACGGACTCTAGCAAAACGCTATAGCGTTCTCCCAGCGTTATTCGGACCGCGCTACAGACTCCGCCAATCAGCAGATGGACAGCGCCAACGCAATCCATATCGGACACTAGCGTTCCCGCTCCGCGATACTGCCCGTAGGTTTCTTGAACGTGGTCCGTCGCCCCCTGGTATCCAGACTCTGGGCGCCATTCAAACAACGGCTGTCCATTCCCCCAGAACCAATACTGCGGTTGCGGCGCTGGGAAGACAGACCACATCCTAAATCCTCACCAGCGCCCAGCGCATAACGTAGTTCGGCCAGGTCAGCGTTGACGAACTTGCGCCAACCCTGGGATCGGAGGCGAACACAACCTGACCATCGGAGTTCGTAATGGCGAACCCTGCAATTTCAGCGGGTCCGTAGAAACATGAATCGAATGCCCCGCGAACGTCGTTGACTGGGGCGCTTCCCCCTGGGATCGACCAGGGCAACCGCGCGTAGCGGTGGTTAAAATTCAACACGCGAACCCGCGCCACCGCGAAACCGCCGCAAACCCAATCGTTTGTTTTGTTCCCGGCGCAGACAACGAACGGGGCGGGGTATCCATAGGTGTTCCCTTCGACCGTATAAACCGGAATCCCCTGTTGTTTGAGCAGTTTATTTTCGTCGCTATTCAGCGAGATTCCCACCGCTCCGGTGGCTATCTGGCTACTGGGCGCCACGATTGCGGCCCCGCTCCATGTGGCCCCCGTTCCCAGGAGCATTGCCACCTCCCCAAACGAACCAGCGCGTCCCATCGTGCAGCGCAGGGACGGCAGGTGGGCAACAGAACTGGCAACCGCAGCCACCCCGGCTCCCGATCCCATGACGATGTCCGCAGCGTCCGCCATCCGGTTCCACTGACGCGCGGAAATGGCCCCGCTCAGTTTCTGCCCCGGTTCTATTCGTCCGTCCCTGCGCGTTGGCATTAGGTGGTTCCAATTCCCAGGTTGCTGAAATTGGTGGAGCGGTAGACGCGGTTCACATAAACGTATTGCGGTTTTTGCGTCAGGATGTTGTCCGAACCGCTGGTGGACGAATAGCGACACCAAATATATTCATGGCCCTTTTTCTGAATGTCTGTGATGTCCCCGAATTTCAGTTTCGGCGCGCCGGTTGCGGTCCCATCAGCGTTCTGGGACGCAATGAATTTGTAGTTGAGCGTCCAGCAACCGTAACCCTTTTGATCGTCCCATTCGTGGGAACCCTGCGCCCCGCCAAACAGAACTTCCCCGGTTGCGAACCCGCGAAATGATGCGCTGTTAGTGGTCCCCGTCATCCCGGCGATTCTGCGGATATACGCGGCGGAAACATAGTTGGATGGGACATCATAGGATTCCGTCCAGTTCAGGGCAGGGGCGATAACGTCCACTCCGTTGACGCTGTTGCCATCCACTCCGATTGCCCCGAACTGGTCCGGGGCTGTTTCGCCACTGGCAGCGTATTTCGTTTCCCCTCCGTTGTCCCAATCGTGGCATTGCGTCATATGCGACGTTCCACCGCTGGTGTCAAACGAACGGGACCGTTTCAGCGGGGCGGTTTGCGTGTCATCGTCCGCGCCAACTTTTTCGTATGACGCTTTGACGGACCAGGCGTCCCCGCCCAGGTAGTCCACCGTGTAGCTTTCGCAACGGAGCGAAACGCTAGGTTGACCAGGGTATTGCCAATAGGCGAACTGGTTGGAAAACTTGTCGTTCGCCTCCGCGTGAACCACCAGATCATTCGTGGTTCCTAAAACCTTGAACGAAACGGAATAGGTGGAAGCAGACTTTTTTCCCAGACGGTAGATGGTCGCGCTCCGCGATTCCTTATCCTCAACCCACGTTAGCCCTGGCATTTATCAACCCTTATTTTGTGTCCGCTAATCGCCAACCGTGGCCCCGCCGCCCATGTTCCCGACCCCGGCGGCGGTTGCTTCCGTGGCTTTGGCAATCCGCTCCTGGAGATTCGTGGCAAACCCCATCCCGCCAACAGCTGCGGCGCTGAACGTCCCCGCTGATTGCGATTTGGATTCCCCCGCCGCAGCAGCTGCGGCCCCCGCCTCCGCTGCGCGGCGCGCAACCTCTGGGTCAACTGAACCTCCCGCTGTGATCCGTTCCGCCGCATCGTCCAGGGCCTGGCCCAGTTTCGTTTCCTGTTCCACGGTCAACCGCCCCGCTTCGCGGAGCGCGCGGAACTCTCCGGCCAACAGCGTCAGTTCGGACATCGATTGGGCCATGCCCAAGTTTTCGCCCAGCGTGTTCGCCTGGTCGTTTTTGGCGGACGTTTCCCGCTTGTCCCTGCCAACGGCGAACAGATCGCCAACAGCCGCTTCCGATGCGGCGCGGCGGTCTGCTGCGCGGGATTTGTTCCGCGCCTGTCGCCCATCTTTGGTTGCCTGGTTGTCCGCGCCCATCGCATCGATGCGCGATTGGGACTCCGCGCGCATCCGGTTTTTCTCTTCCTCGGATTTCCCCATCCGCCCCTCGAAACCCGGACGCTCCTGGGCGCGTTGTTCCGCTCTGGCTTTGTTCGCTGTATCGATTCCAGCAATCCGCGCGTCAGTGTCTTTGGCCCCGGTTATCAGGCCTTGAACGCGAATCCATCCCTTTTGTATGGACCCAATCAGGAAATCCCATGTAGCCATACCTTCCGCGGCTGAAAAGCCGCGGCCCCATTGAAGC